TTCAAGAATATAATCCAAATTCCGCGACCACAGGAACACCAAGGTATTATGCCAGGTTTGACACTGACAATATCATCCTAGCTCCGACCCCCGACAGCAACTACGTTTGTGAGTTTCATTATTTCTATCGGCCCGCGTCTCTTACAGCAGGCGCCGACAGCGGCACGACCTGGTTGAGCACAAATGCTCCGAACGCCTTGCTTTACGGCTCATTATACGAGGCGTATATTTACATGAAGGGTGAGCCAGACATGCTTCAGTTGTATGACAAGCAGTTCACCGAGGCACTTTCGAGATTGAAAGATCTGGCAGAGGCAAGAGAGAACGCTGACGCTTATCGCAGGGGCTTGCCAGAACGGCCTCGCACATAAGGAGTAGGAGATGGCCACATCCAACGCAGCAACAAACTACCTAGAGCGGAGGTTGTTGCATTTCATATTCAAGAACAACTCTTTGAGTTTTTCTTCGCCGGGTGACAGCATCTATGTCGGCTTGGCTACTGCGGTATCTGCGGCAGAAACAGGCTCTGTAACAGAGGCTGACTTCACCAACTATGCGAGGGTGCAGGTCACGGCGTCGAACTGGACAACGATTGGCTCTGACTCTACGGACACGCAGACAGCTACAAACGCTGCTAACATCGACTTCGCAGCGGCAGGAACCACTACTGCCGACACGATCACTCATGCGTTTATTGCCGACGCCTCGTCTGGCGGAAACATTTTGTTTGTCGGTGCGCTTGATGCCAGCAGAACGATTGACGATGGCGACATCTTCCGCATCAACGCAGGGAACCTCACGTTTGAGATAAAGTAAAATGGCACTGGTACTCAAGGATCGCGTCAAAGAGACGACCACTACCACCGGCACTGGCACTTATACATTGGCCGGTGCCGTTACTGGTTTTGAAGCATTCTCGTCAGTTGGGAACAGCAACACGACGTATTATGCCTGCACGGATGGCACCGACTTTGAGGTTGGTATTGGCACATACACATCTAGTGGTACTACTCTAGCTCGTACAACGATTCTTCAGTCAAGCAACAGCGACAGTGCGGTTAGCTGGAGTTCCGGCACCAAGACAATCTTTTGCGCCCAGCCAGCAGAGAAGGCTGTGTTCCTTGATGCAAGTGGAAATATCATAGCAGCCAACGGCAGCGCACTCACCGCGTTGAACGCTAGTAACCTTGCCAGCGGCACTGTAGCCAACGCTAGGCTGGACCAGCAGCTACAGGATGTGGCCGGTCTTGCTGTTACAAACGGTAACTTTATTGTAGGTGATGGCAGCAACTTTGTTGCAGAGTCCGGCGCGACAGCCAGAACAAGCCTTGGTCTTGGCACGGCGGCGGTACTGGACACAGGCATATCCAACACAAACATCCCGAAGTTCACATCCGGTGTAGCGGATGACGACTTTCTTCGTGTTGACGGCACGGCCATTGAAGGTCGTTCTGCTGCTGAAGTTCTGTCAGACATTGGCGCACAAGCCAGTCTGACGTTTGGCATATCGAACACCAATGCAGTCAAGATCGACAGCAGTTCTGTTGCTGATGATGAATATGCTAGGTTTACGGCAAGCGGTCTTGAAAGCCGATCAACTAGCGAGGTGCTGTCTGACATCGGCGGACAGGCCAGCCTTACTTTCGGCATCAGCAATACCAACGCGGTTAAGATTGATAGTGCATCTGTGGCAGACGATGAGTTCGCACGATTTACTGCAAACGGTCTTGAAAGCCGAAGCGCGTCGGAGGTTTTGTCAGATATTGGTGCAACAACAGCAGCCCTTGCTGCCGACGAGGCTACGGCCCTTGCAATCGCGCTTGGGTGATGGAGATTTAGATGGCTAATACATTCAAAGTAATTACACGGGATGTTGCTCCTGCCACATCTGGATCACCAGAAACGCTGTATACAGTTCAGACGGGCAGCACTGTGGTTGTTCTTGGCTTGACGCTTGCCAACGTCCACACATCGCAAGTGACCGGCACGGTGCAGCTTGTCAGCACTACGACACAGACAAATCAAACGCAGAACACAACGGCGCACATTGTGAAGGACATACCGATACCTGTGGGTTCTACGGTAGAGATCATGGGTGGTAACAAGCTGATACTGAATGTTGGAGACATCATAAAGATAGACGCCTCTGTCGCGGACAAGGTTTCTGTCACCATGAGCTACATGGAGATCACCTAATGCCATACATTGGTCAGCAGACAGCCGACAACTTTCAAAGCACGGTAGCGGTTCAACGATTCAACGGTGACGGCAGCGACACTACGTTCACGCTAACCACCGCCGTGTCGTCTGTGCAGGATGTTCTTGTGTCTGTTGACGGTGTGGTGCAAGACACCGCCGCGTACACCATCCCTGACGGCACTACGCTGACATTTACTGCTGCCCCGTCGAGTGGCACTGGCAATATCTTTGTGAACTACCTTGCACCGCAAGGCGCAACGATCACACCAGCCGATCAGAACAAGGGCAACTTCAAAGGCGGTGGCCTGTTCCGCACCAACGCACAGTCGTTGACGGCGAACACAACCATCCTTGCAACCGAGAACGCAAACGTGACAGGCCCGTTTACTGTAGCCAGTGGCGTGACTTTGACCGTTGAAAGCGGCGGGACATTGGTGACGCTATGAGTACGTTAAAGGCAGATACTATTCAGAGTACAGGCGGCGGTGCGGCCACACTGACGAAGCAGAGTGCGGCGAAGGCTTGGGTTAACTATAATCAAGCTACGCCAGCTACAGTAGACAGTTTTTCTGTAAGTTCTGTGACAGACAGCACAACAGGTCAGTACAAAATTAACGTCTCCACGGCTTTTGATAGTTCAGGGTATTCTTGTTCTGGAATGGCTAAAGGTGAGGCAGGGGTCTCACTAGGCAGAATATCAGAAGACCACGACAATAGCAGAACAACATCTCAGATGCCTGTAATTACATCTCGCATTTCTGATGGAGCATACAGAGATTTAGTGAGTTCAGCTACAATCCACGGAGACCTCGCATGAGTGAAGTAAAGACAAACAAAATCACCAGCCTTGCGAGTAACAACGACATCACCCTCGACCCGGATGGCACAGGTGACGTGATTGTTGCGTCGGGTAATTTGGGCATCGGGACGACTTCGCCTGTCAGCCAAATGACATTGGCTAAAACCAGTGACCTTGTATTCACTCAAAACGGATACGGCATTTCTTGGGGCGGCAATAACGGCAGTCCAAGAATTTATGGCGTATCCAGTGGTGCTTTGACCTTTAAGCACGGCGGCGGTTCGACTGCTATGACCCTCGACAGCAGCGGCAACGTGATGGTGGGAGTAACAACTGCAAACGCTGAGGGTGGCGTAACCATTGACGTTGACGGGGCCTTAGCTGGCACAAGTCAAATACGTTTCAATCGTGCGAATACTACGGCAACTTCGTTTGCCCTTAGTTTTATGAACGCAAGCACTTCTGTAGGTCATATATCATACACCAACACGGCAACGACCTATACAACGAGTTCAGACCACCGCCTCAAAGAAAACGTAGCCGACATGACCGGCGCAATCACTCGTGTGAAGGCACTGGCACCAAAGCGGTTCAACTTCATCGCAGATGCCGACACAACGGTTGATGGATTCCTTGCACACGAGGCACAGGCTGTTGTGCCAGAGGCTGTCACCGGTACACACAACGAGGTGGACGAGGACGGCAACGCAGTCATGCAGGGCATCGACCAGAGCAAGCTGGTGCCACTGCTGACTGGTGCATTACAGGAAGCGATTGCCAAGATTGAAGCCCTTGAGGCTCGTGTCACGGCACTGGAGAACGCATAATGGCATTCGGTACACTCAAAGCAGATACCCTGACGCACTCGACTGCGGGTTCGCTGGATACGAATTATGTGGTGAATGGTAGTGCGAAGGCGTGGTGTTCTGTAGACCACGATACGTCTACTACCTTTCACGAGAGTTTCAACTTTTCATCTGTGACGGATAACAGCACGGGAAGCTATACCTGCACGTTTACTAACGCTATGAACTTTTCAAGGTACTCTGCCCCTACTAGCTGTTACTCAGGAGACGGTGACATTACCAACATTGCAAATGAAGCAACGTCAAACTTTATTCTTAGAGTATTTAATGACACTGGTGCAGCAGCCGACGTTGACTGCTTTACTGCCGTATTCGGAGATCTCGCATGACAGTGACCCCAGAGTTTCAAGGCACACATCTATGGGATAGGCTATGCTGGGCCAAAGAGAACCTTGAGGGTGTGCAGTCAGACTATCGGGTTGTCTATGAGGACAGCCTAGACGAGTGCGCCAAGATACTGGTGCCTGACCCTAACTGGATGGCGTGTGCGCTACAGGGCGGTATCCTGCCACCTGTCGAAGTGTACTGGGAACTAGCCAAAGACGAAGCGCAGCCCGACTTCAAGAAGCACACTCGTGGCTTCCTGCTGCACAACACCAAGCCTGTCGATGCAATGACCGAAGAACAGGCTATTGAGTATCTGATCATGAAAGACGTGCCGCAATCCGTGTGGCGTGACTATGATAGCGGCAACAAGCCCAAGATGTTAATCTGTCGAAAGGAACAGCTTCCAGCGACTCGTGAGTGGCGCAATGCTTGGAAGATTAGTGAAGATCTAGCCACTGATGAAACTGTAGCCGCATAAGGAGCAACCTGATGGCAACAACATATATCGTAGACAAGGACGGGAACCAGATTGACGCTTCCACGGCTACCGTTCCATCTGACCGTCACTTTCGTGGTGCGTGGTCTCTGTCCGGAAGCGTCATCTCTGAGGACATGACTAAGGCGAAGGAAATCTTCAAGGACAAGATTCGTGAAGTTCGCAAGCCACTGCTTGAGGCAGAGGACGTAACGTACATGAAGGCACTTGAGGCTGGCGACAGCGATGCACAGGCTGCATCTGTAACAGCTAAGACTGCTCTGCGTGATGCACCAGCGGCATCTGCAATCACCAACGCTGCGGACATTGCAGCACTCAAGGCAGCTTGGGATACAAGCGTACTTGGCGACTCGCCCTACGCATAAGGAGGCTTATCAATGGCACTCACCCAAATCACAGGAACAGGCATAGGTTCTGTAGACTCTTTGACGCCTACCAAAATCCAACTTGGTGGTTCGGGTGATGCCAATGCGCTGGATGATTATGAAGAGGGTACGTTTACCGTAACAGACGCTAGTGGCGCGGGGTTGACCTTAACTCAAAACACAACTGCAACCTATGTTAAAGTTGGCAGATTGGTGTTTGTGAGTTTTTACGTTACATATCCATCAACTACAGATGGCTCAATTTCTCTTTTAGGCGGGTTCCCGTTTGCCAGTACAAATCTGTATGGATATTTAGTTGGCAGAACTTTAAGTCACGGTCAGGATGATATGGTTTATCAATTAAATGGAACCACCGTGACGGCTAGACTGCATTACAACAACGCAACAAGAACAAATGCCCAGCTTTCAAACGCTTATATTTTGCTTAGTGGGTCTTATATAGCAGACGCATAACCCCACCAGCCGGTAGGGGTCGGACAGGTCGCAATGCGACGGTAAACAAAAGGAGTAAACAATGGCACTGACAGAAACATTTGAATACGACTGCGAGGTTCGTGGCCCTTACAAGGCCGTACAGGTTCGCAAAGCCCGTATTATTATGGACGACGGCGAAGAGATTAGCCGCACTTACCACCGGCACGTTCTGCAATGCCGCACCAAGACAGGCGACACTTGGGGCGACACCGACATCTCTGGCGAGGACGCCAGCGTACAGGCTGTGTGCAACGCTGTGTGGACGGCAGACATCAAGTCGGCATATGAAACATTTGCAGACAGCCAAAGCGTGTAAGGAGACACCAGCATGAGCAGAGCAAGAGATTTCGCTGACCTCGCCGGTTCCGCTGATGCTGAATGATCCACGCTTTTTTGCTGTTCATGTTTGTGAGTG